GTGGTGGGACTTTATGTCTTACCACCCTGCCATGGAAGATTTAATTGTGCGAGTTGAAAGAGATAACGAGTACATTAAAAAGCTGGCCGACCAGGTAGAACGGGCGGTCGATATTATCAAAACCGAAAGTAAAAAATGGAGTAAGTAATGGAATACGATAACACTAATCGCGGGGTTTTATTTCGCAACGACAAGAAAGATTCTGAGAAACATCCAGACTTCACTGGCTCAATCGACGTTGGCGGGGTAGATCATTACCTATCTGGCTGGATTAAAGAGTCTAAACAGGGCAAGAAGTTCTTTTCGCTGTCAGTAAAAGCTAAAGATGCGGTGGCTAAACCCGCTATGCAACAAGCCAAGCAAGCCATCGAAGACGATTTCGAAGATGACATTCCATTCTAGGGGTAATCAATGGACATAGGTCAAAGCATTAGAAACGTAATTGAAGCTAGAGGATTAACCTATGAGCAGTTCGCGGGGCTGCTCGGGGTTTCCAGACAGCGGGCGCATACGATTGCTAAGTCGAAAGACTTGAAGTTTTCAACCATTAAAAAGGTTAGTGATGCGCTAGATATCAACATTGAGTATTTAATTCAGGCATAAAAAAACCCCCCTGGAGGGAGGGGGGTTGCACGGGGAGTGCGGAGGAAGTATCATTGAGGTGCGATGTCAATGATGGATAAAGTTTAACAGAGTGCCAAACCAAATCCAACATTCAATTCGCAGAGACTAACGGGCGTTAGGCTGGGGAACCGAAGAACCCCAGAGCGGAGTTGACCCTCTCCATGATGCGCCCCTAGATGCCGAGAGCAGGTAGCTAGGATAGATGTCAAGATTCGATACGTTAGTCAAAGCTCGTCATTACTAATTAACTTATTTTTTGTGCGTAAGCACATTAAAAGGGTAAGTGTGGATTATTAATTTTGGAGGAAGTTATGAATCAAGAACAACAAATACTTAATTACCTACGTGAAGGGAACGCAGTGACCCCGCTTTTGGCTCTTGAAAGATTCGGCTGCATGAGGCTGGCATCGAGGGTGCATAGACTGCGGGAGCAAGGTCACGATATAAAGACCAGGCACAAGCGTTCTAATGACAAGGTGTATGCGGAGTATTACCTATGAGTGACATAGATTTATTAAAAATAGTCCACAATAAGCTGACGCAGGGTGACAATTGTTACTTTTCTTTAGAGCCTAAACAGCAAGACTATCTCGATAATAGTGAAGTTATTTTTTCTTTAGAGGGTGTGATTGAAACTTTGATTTTGAGCGCTTTCAAAAATCCAGATGATGCGTATCAGATTTTGCGAGTATGGCCTTATGATATAGACGGTTATTGCGAACTAGGTGGCAAAGATTACTGGTTTAAAAACATAGACGAGGCTTGCGATATCTTGATCTCGGAAAGGGGCTGGTCATGATTCTAAACACGGGAGAGGTGTGGCAAGCAGATGACTCAGACATTATACAATGGCAAAAGACCTACCCAGCGGTTGATGTGTTTTTAGAGCTAGCGAAGATGGAGAGTTGGCTCGATGCTAACCCATCGAAACGTAAGACCTCAAAGGGTATTAAGCGGTTTGTTAACTCATGGTTATCACGGGCGCAGGATAAAGGCGGCAGCAGTCCAATAAAAATAGATGGCCCCAAGGTATGGGGAGATGGCCCAAAGACGATGAGACAAAGATCAAACCTCGATGACCTAACTGACATAACCTGGATCGACAATGGCCCGTTTAAAGAAAAAATGAGAGTTTACTTTACTGATAAATACGGGCAGGCGTTCGATGGCTAAATTCAAAACAGTGGATCAGATGCAGGAGATACTGCTGACTGATCTATACAACTCAGGCGAAGCGTTCACTATCAAGCAGATGGCTGAAAAATGTACAATGGTCAAACATGCTAGTAGAATGAACGAGTTACTGCGCCTACTTATGGACGATGGTTACGTTCAGAGCCAAGGCTCTAATCAAGATTTAATTTACAGAAAGAGCCGAGGTGAGAAATGGTTGAGGAAACGGTGGGTAAGTGAAGTGGCCGAGGACTTATGCCATGGAGATTGCGTTGGAAACCTCACGGGAAAAACGTCTCTTGATGTTAAAGCAGGTTCCAGATCACCTACAGGCTCTTGTTAAAAGACACGTTGAGATAGCCTATGAATCCAAACAGCGTTTACGAAAAGCTAGTCAAGGTCGGAACGGAGTGGGCAGACGCAGAACAGGCGGCTAACCTACTTGAAGGCACACTGAAATCAGTTAAAGCCAAGATCGCTATACAGCATAAAGACTGTGGCATGGGGGTGGCTGAATCTGAGTTGAGAGCCGAGGCTGACTTTGAATATAAACAAGCGAGAGAGCAAGCGATAAAAGCACGAACGGAAGCAATTAAAGCGAGGGTGGTCTATCAAGCTGCCCAAGCCTACATTGATGCCTGGCGTACTGTCGAAGCATCTGAACGCGCAGCTAATCGAGCGCAGACTTAGGGGTTTTTATGGATTGGGAAGGTTATTTACCGTTTTGTCAGAGTGAACGTCAAGTTCAGTTGATTAGTCTCAGGGCGCAGGGAATCTCAATTGACAAAATTTCAGAAGCAATGGGAATCAACAAGCGAAATGTTCTTGCGATGAGTTCAAGGATTAAAGCTAGTGCCGCGAAGCAGGGCTACGCTCCAGAACATGACATGGTTCACACAGTGCCAGATGGGTTCACTATCAAAGGTGTGTCTACATATTACAACGAGGACGGCAACCCAGTCGCCCAGTGGGTTAAGTCGCAGACTGATCGCGAGCGCCAGATGCAGATGATGCTAGAGGCGATTGAGAATGCACACCAAGGCATTGAGCCGTTTGAAAGAGTAGAGAAGCCTAAGAAGTCGAACAAGGATTTGCTCTCCCTGCTCACCATAACGGACTTTCACTTGGGCATGTATGCCTGGGAGGCCGAGACTGGAGACGATTGGGACGTCAAGATCGCACGCAACACTTTGATGAACGCGATTGCTGACATGATTGATTCGTGCCCGAACTCTCACTACGGGCTATTCTGTCAGCTCGGTGACTTTCTTCACTTTGACGGCCTGCTTGCGATGACACCTAGCTCTGGTCATATGCTTGATGCAGATTCAAGATACTCAAAACTGGTAGAGCTGACTATTGAGGTGATGACCGAAGCCGCCAAGATGATGCTAAAGAAATTCCCAGAGGTCATAGTCGTGCAGGCTGAAGGTAACCACGATATGGCTGGCTCTATTTGGATTAGGAAACATATTAAGCACGTTTTTAAGAACGAGAAGCGACTTACTGTTATTGACAACGAGTTTCCGTATTATGCTCACCTGCACGGAGAGACTATGCTGGCATTCCATCACGGTCATAAGATGAAGTTAGCGCAGCTCCACAAATTGTTTGCCAGTGAGCCACGATTTAGGTCGATGTGGGGACAGGCAAAGCAAACGTATATACACGCAGGTCATTATCACCATGAGCGTGTTGTAGAGGACGGTGGAGCTATTGCAGAACAGCACCCAACTCTAAGCTCACGAGACGCATACGCGGCTAGAGGCGGCTGGGTATCCATGAGAGGCGCTAAGGTAATAACGTACGATAAAACGGACGGAGAGGTTCACAGAACAACGGTGCGCCCAAGATGAGCGCAAAGGACTATCAGGTTCAGGGCGATCACTATCAATCAAAAGCTATCCAGCCGATAGATTATATCCTGGCTAATGGCTTGGGATACTGCGAAGGGAACGTGGTCAAGTACGTTTCCAGGTGGCGAGAGAAGGGCGGCCTAAGTGACCTATTGAAAGCCAAACATTACATTGAGTTCTTAATCGAGGAGTGGGAACGTGATTGCGATAATGATTTGCGATGACTGCGATGTCCAGATGCAGGAGGTCTTTACCGCATCGGAGAATTTTAGGCTCAACGGCTGGGTGTGTCCTAGCTGTTTACACTTCGCGAAAGCCATCGGCAGAGAGCGCCAACTTACCATCGAGGATAAAAAAGATGATAAAAAGAGAGGCGTGTGATAAATGGTTCAGTGATGTTGTAAGAGAGAAAGCAAATTATACTTGTGAACACTGCAAAAAGACTGACTCACGAATGGAATGCGCTCATATCTACGGGCGCAGACTGAAGTCGGTTAGATGGTCACTTGATAACGCGGTTTGTCTTTGTCACTGGTGTCATAGAGTATTTTCGGAGTCCCCTTTGAAATTTGTGGAGTGGTTGAATCAGTATTTTGGTGAAGGTCATATGGAAATTTTAAGAGAGAAGCAGCGGGGTATCTTCAAGGCTACGCCAGAGATTAAGAAAGAGATAGCAAAGCATTACC